GCGGTCTTATAGGCATTTGCGGCATACTCCTGGAGTTTCCCGGAAGATTCTTTGAACAGGGTGTCGACACCGCCGACTAACTGCTCATACTCGCCGTAGGCTTCTACCACAGCCTTGCCCAAGGAAACCGCTGCGGCAGCGGCGGCGGCAACGACCGCACCCATGGCTACGCCAACCGTTTTCAGAGTGCCGCCCAACTTGGAGAACTTGCCTTCGGAATCGTCGGCGGCATCTCCTGCATCGTCCAGTTCCTCTTCCAGATCATCGGCGGAGTCACCGACATCATCCATTTCCTTGCCCAGCTTGTCCATGGCCTCTTCGTTGTCAGCCAACTCCCGCTCCATGCCGTTGAGGGCGGCTTGGGCGTTATTAAGTTGGATCTGCCATGCCTGGGTGCGGCGGTCATTTTCACCGAAGGACTCCGAGGCATTTGCGAGTGCCTGACGGAGCATTTCAACCTTCTTCCGCTGGGCTTCGACTTGTTCGGTCAGAACCTTATGTCGTGCGGCGAGGGCATCGGCAGAATCGTCGGTCTTGGAGAACTGGGATTCCACCAGCTTCATCTCAGATCCCAGCACTTTGAAAGTCTGGTTGATTTCTGTAAGAGCCTTTTTGAACTCCTTCTCGCCCTCAAGGCCGATTTTTAAGCCGAAACTATCTGACATATCACCACCGCCTTCCTGTTAGATTCCGTCCGGGATGATGTTGTCAATGAAGATTTCCCGCTTCGGTTTTGCAATGCCGTTGTATTGTTTGTGGCACTCCCAAAGATCCAGGAGCAAGCCAAACGGCATCAGCCAAACCTCATCCATTGACAGATGAAGGTGGCTGATGCCGTAATAAAGCAGTCGAGTAAATAACTCAGCGTCACTTACTCGACTACCACGTTTTTTGTGTCGACCTCACTCTCGACATTCCGCTTGGTACCCTTCAGCAGGGCATCCATGATGGCACTCTTGTAGGTGGCCAGATCCGCAGGAACCGTGAGCAGTTCCACCATTTCCTCAGTCAGCAGTTCCCTGGGGGAATCTTTGTGCTTGAGGTTGTGGATCAGGATGGACTGGTTGGCCAGCAAGGTGATGAGCCAGACAACTTCGCCGATAGCCATCTCGAAGTTCTCAGACTTCATGAGGCTGTCGCCCAGGTTTTCCAGGCCACCATAGCGACCAGCGACTTCCTTAGTAGCCTTGGTGGTCAGCAGCAAGGTATAGTCCTCGCCGCCGATCTGAATAACAGATGCACGATCTTCAATCATAGGTCAGTCCTCCTTATTAGGTGGGTGCCATAGCACCAAAGTAAGGTTCGTATACCTGCTTGTACCAGTTGGTGATTACATCTGCATCCAGAGCATCACCCTCGGTGACTTCGGCTTTCCAGGGGTGCTTACCCTTGCTGTCCACCTTATTTCGACGCATGATGGTACCTTCAATGGTGGGGGTATTGAAGGTAATGCTGTCGCCCTTGGTGGCCAGAGCGGTGGCGGGAATGCCGAACTTGACCTTGTACAGCCAGAAGTAGCGGTACTTGCCGTTAGCCTTCTTGGCGCGGAAGCCAACAGCGACTGGAGTGCCGCCATCCTCTGCGGTGGAAATGACAACACCGTTGTTGTCGATAACAGCACCCGTGAGGTCGGAGGCAACGCTACCACCCAGATCGTCTACACCCAGGGAAAGGGTGCCAGACTTGAACTCCTTGACGATCTCGGACGCGCCATCGTCAGCATAGAGGGTGGCCTCCGCCAGTTCTACAGAGAGGTCGGCGGTCATTGCCTTTGCCAACTGTACCGGGGTTGCGTAGCTTTCATTGCCCTCCTCATCCTCGGTAATCTTGGCATAATACAGTTTATCAAGACCAATCGTAGCCATGATTCATTCCTCCATTTGATAGTGTTTGGCCACATCCACGGCGTAGTGGTGATAGCCAGTTTCAGTTTCGTAACCGATGTACCTACGATCCGTCACGGTGAAGTCATTTGAAAGGAGCGTTTTTACAAGGGCGTTTTTGTCCTTGATGTAGTTGCCCTTGGAGTAAAGTGATAAGCGAACCTCCTGAACATCAATGCCGGGGCTGTTGTCGGCATGAAGAGCGAAGCTATCTACCATGGGAACAATCACCAGATAACAATCCGGGGCCTCATCCTTAAAAACACCAGTTTCAATGGGAAGATCCAGCGCGGAAAGTACGGTGTAAAGATCTGCAAGGATACTCATCGCTTCTCGACCTCCTCTTCAAATTTCTTCTGCATGGCGGTAATCGCGGCAGATTTTGATGCGGTTTTTGCTGGTTTCAGAAACGGCTTGGCGGGCTGACCATGCTTGCCGTATTCCAAAATATTAGCGAGTTTGGCGTTGCTACCGCCGTCGCTTCGTGGCTCCACAAAACCAATTTTGACATTGTGATTGCCTTGCCGGTCCAGTTTCGCTGGGGAAAGGCCGATGGCACCTTCCAGCTCTCCCGTGGATCGGGAGTCGTATTTGGTGCCCTGGCCAACCACGCTGGAAAGGTTGCCCTTCACCCTGGCGAGAACCACTTCACCGCCAGCCTCCAGCACGCTTTCGGCGACAGCATCAAAATCGCTACCCAGGCGGGAGATTTTTTCCAGAAACTCTTCTGGCATTTTGATATCAACCTTTGCCAATGGAAGCGTCACTCCTTTTGGCGAGGACTTCGAGATACATCCCCCGGCCTTTGACATTCTCAACAGAGACAATGTCATAGCGGCCACCATCGCAAACCAGTATGTGGCTGGTGGTGATTTCCACGCCAGGGATGACACGAAAACGGAACAGATCGGTCGCCTCGGAAAAAGCGGCAAGGTTTGCCCACCGCTGGCTACCGTGGCGACCTTCTCTGTAAACACGGATAGAAGCGAGGACTTCATCCTGGGTGGCGGAGAAGCCTTCGCTATCCATGACTCGCTTCGTAAGGACAATGTCAGCAAAGCCATTCATATTTCCAAAACCCACGGTTACACCTTCCATTCCCGGTCAAGCCGTAAAAGAAGATTGACCGTATTCCAGACCTGTTGGCTTGCTTGGACATTATCCGCAAAGAAACCACCTGTGCTACCATCTCTGGATTCGTAGAAGTGCGAAGCCAGCATGATGACAGCTTGCTCGGTGGTTGGGGGCATGGGTGCTGCGTGGTAAGACCCCGCCGCGATGTGCTGATAGCTTTCAGCGTAAGAAATAGCGGCGGTGATGTAGCTTTCCAGCAAGGCATCATCTGCCGCATGGTCCAGAATCAGATTCTGTTTCACCTTGGTCAACAGATCACTCATCACCGCCGCCTCCCTTCATTAGGTCGCAGACTTCATCTGCATGACCTTGACAGCTTCGGGCAGGATCAGCTTTGCATCCACACGCTTGGTAGCCAGGAAGCCAACCTGACCCTTGTTAGCGTACAGTTCGTTCAGACGGCGGAAGGACACGCCCTCACGGTCGCCGATCCAGTAGTAGGACAGGTCGCCGAAGGCCATAACCTTCTGACCAGCACCAATGCCGGGGACAGCGGTGGAGGTGTAAACGGGACGGCCCAGCAGAGTATCGGGAGAACCCTCCTTCAGAGCAGGCTGCCACAGATACTGGCCGTTGTTGTCCTTCAGCAGTCGGATGGCGTTGATGGTGGAGTCGTTCATCAGCCAGACAGCGTTCTTGCGGTAGGGAGAACGCAGGCTGTAGTAGAGGTTGATAACCTCATCGGCGGTGATGGTGGTTGCGGAAGCGGCGGTAATACCGACCTCGGCACCATCAGTCTCGTGGAACAGACCCACAGGCTTGCCGTTGCCGTCACCAGTGACGAAGGCCAGCTCCTCGGCATTGGAGATGCGACGGGCAAACTCACGGCGGAAGTAGTCCTCCAGATCAAAGGCGGAGTCATTCAGCAGCTCCTCGGACACCTTGATCAGAGCGGTCAGCTTATGGGCACCGATGTGCTGCTGACCGAAGGTCTCGGTGGTTTCGGGAATTTCGCCAGACTCCTCGACCCAGTTGGCGATACCGTGGGAAGCGACAACGGGGATCTTGTGGCTGCCAGAGGCGGTGGTGAACACATGAGCCAGACGGCGGATCACCATCTGGTCGTTCAGAGCCTGAACCAGGTTCTTCTCGTAGGTGTCGGGAACCAGATAGCCGCCCTCGGTGTCAACGCCAACGCTCAGTGCGTTACGGACTTCGACGGAGG